TTTAGACATATCATGTTCTTTTTTTTATGAAGTTTATAAATTTTATCTTGACTTGTTCTCTTTAGTCATTAGATTGGTCTTTGGGAGCGGGCCACAAGTGCGCCTAAATCGCACCGGCCCATCGGACCCCCGTTTGCTGCGGGGACAATCCAGTCACTTCCCAGCCGTCAGCAAATACTTTTCGTTCAGGGGTCCGTGTTTATCGGATAACTGTTCCCGAAGGATCGTCAGGTCTCCCTAAGGCATCGGCGCGTGCGTGTGGCTTCAAATGGCCAATCGGTACCGCTCAGGATCGCGTTAGAAACACTGGCGGCACGGGGATGGCCCATACCGGCCCCTTTTCTCTCAGATATGAAACAGAGTTGACCCGGCCTGGCCGTTTGGTCCCGCGCAAAACTGCGCCTGGGCCGAGCGATAACCGCTGGACGTCACACTCATTTGGCAACACCGCGCCCGGCCCGTCACGCATTGGGTTGGGATATCGCGAAACCGAAAGGAAAGATGACATGTCCACAACTGTGGAAACCTCATTCTCCCGGCACTTTCAGATCGAAGTGCATTTGGCCTATCAGCGCATGGGGTCAAAATTGCGGAATACCGTGCGCACCAAGAATGACATCAAGGGCTCTTCCACGACATTCCAGAAGGTTGGCAAGGGCACCGCATCCACCAAGGCCCGTCATGGCAAAGTACCGGTGATGAACATCGACCATACACCGGTCGAAATCGCCTTGCAGGATTACTATGCCGGTGACTGGGTGGATGCCCTGGATGAAATCAAGATGGCCCATGATGAACGATCCGTCGTCACCAATGCCGGGGCCTATGCCCTGGGTCGGAAAACGGATGATCTGATCATCGATGCCATGGAAACCGTAACCTCGGCCCAGGACTCTCAGGACGGCACGACCGGCCTGACCAAAGCCAAAGTGCTGGAAGCGTTTGAAATGCTGGGGGGCCAGGATGTCCCGGATGATGGTCAACGGGTCGCCATTATCGGCTGGAAGCAATGGAGCGATCTTCTGGATATCGAAGAATTCTCCAACGCGGATTATGTCGGCGATGAAGACCTGCCCTGGAAAGGGACCCAGGCGAAACGCTGGCTGGGGACCTTGTGGATGCCGCATTCGGGCCTCGTGCTGTCTGGCGGCGTGCGCAATGGGTATTGGTATCACAAAACCGCCATCGGTCATGCCATTGGCAAGGATGTGAAATCCGACATCACCTGGCATGGCGACCGGGCAGCCCACTTCATCAACCACATGATGAGCCAGGGTGCTGGTGTCATCGACGCGACGGGCATTGTGCGCCTGCCGTGCCTTGAATCGTAAGCCGGAAGGAGACCGATAAAATGGCATATAAATCTCGTGACTTGAGCGTTATCGCTTACGCCAACGGCTTCACCCTTTGGCACTATACGACGACCGACGCGGCCGCCAGTGTCGATACGGCAGGATACTTCAACGAAGCAGCGGACATGCTGCGCGTTGGGGACATGATCCTGGCCAATACCGATACCGATGGCACGTTAAGCTCCGGCATTCTGCATGTATCGTCGAATACCGGAACTGTCGTGGATGTCGATGATCTGACCGCGATCGGTTCTGCTGATACGGACTGATCGACATCCGATCCTGACCTTTGTTCAACAAACTCACGTGGCCGCCTGGACTCTCCGGGCGGCCACTTTTTCTAGGAGAGCTCTTATGGCCTTAAGCAGTATTCAATTATCCAGCCGTGCGCTGATCAAGATTGGCGCGACACCGATTTCCGGCTTCGAAGATGGCACAGCAGAAAGCCTGGTTGCCGCCACGCTGTATCCCTCAACACGCGATGCCATGTTGTCGGCCCATCCCTGGAGCTTTGCCACCGCACAGCGGGTTCTGCCGCGATTGGTGGGCGTTCCGGCAGCGGATTATGACTATGCCTATCAATTGCCGTCCGACTTTCTGCGCGCCCTGTCTGCGGGGGAGGCGGGCTATGGGCGTGGTCTGGACTACCGCATTGTGGAGCGGCGTCTGCATACGAATGCGGCGTCAGTGACATTGACTTATATCTTTCGGCCCAACGAGTCCGCCTTTCCTCCCTTCTTCGATCAGGCCCTGATCGCGCGTTTGGCGGCGGAGTTCTGTTTGCCCATCACGGAAAGCACAACCCGGTCTGAGGCCCTGCAACGGCTGGCGGATGATCAGTTTCGTCAGGCACGGCTGATTGATGCCCAGCAGGATGTTCCACCCCGGTTCGAAGATTACACATTGGTAGGAGTGCGCGGATAATGGCACGGATCAAAACCATTCAAACAAACTTCACCGCCGGTGAGATTTCCATCGGTCTTGTCGGGCGGGGCGATCTGACAGCCTACAGCAATGGGGCCGCCACGCTGCGCAATGTTAAAATTGCCCCAACAGGGGGTGTCGCACGTCGGCGGGGCTTGCGTCACATTGCCCTGACGGAGGGTTCGGGTCGGCTGGTCCCGTTCGAATTTAATACTGAACAGGTGTATTTGCTGGTATTCACGCACTTGCAGGTGCGGGTTTATGCCAATGACATTCTTGTCGTGACGCTGGAATCGCCCTGGACGGAGGATCAGTTGAAGCATCTGGCCTGGACACAAAGCGCAGATACCCTGTTGCTTGTCCATCCGGATGTGCCCCCAAAGCGGTTGACGCGAAAGGGTGCGGAACTGTGGTCGATCACCGATTGGAAATTCTTTGAAAAGGACGATCGGCGCTTCCAACCCTATTACAAGTTTGCCGATGAGGATGTCACACTGACGCCCAGTGCGACGACGGGATCGATTACCCTGACCGCGTCGGATGATGTCTTTGAGGCAGACCATGTCGGTGTGCGATTCCGGGTGTCTGATAAAGAGATTGAGATTACCGCCGTGACTTCCGCCACCGTTGCAACAGCCAGCGTGAAGGAGGCTCTTGCGGGAACAGACGCCGTGAAGGATTGGGAGGAAGCATCCTTTTCCGCCGTGCGAGGCTATCCTGTCTCTGTTTGCTTTCATCAGGACCGATTGGTCATTGGTGGCAGTCGTGATCTGACCAATCGGTTGTGGCTGTCGAAATCGGCAGATCTGTTCAACTTCGACCTGGGAGAGGCGGAGGATGATGAGTCTATCGAATTTGCCATCCTGTCGGATCAGTGAATGCGATCCGGGCGGTTTTCTCCGGCCGTCACTTGCAGGTCTTTACATCCGGTGCGGAATGGATGGTGACCGGGGATCCATTGACCCCTTCTGCGATCCAGTTGAAACGACAGACCCGCATTGGTTCGCTGGCGAACCGGACAATCCTGCCGCGTGATGTGGATGGTGCAACCTTGTTTGTATCGCGTAGTGGCACTGAGTTGCGGGAATTTCTGTTTGCGGATGTTGAACAGGCTTACCAGTCCAACGACCTGGCCGTGTTGTCGGATAAGATGATGCGCAACCCCGTGGATCAGGATTTCAACAAGGCGGATCGCATCCTCTATCTGGTCAATGGTGATGGCACGCTGGCCTGCGTGACCGTCTTTCGGCAGGAGAAGGTCACGGCCTGGTCCATGATGCAAACCGATGGAACTTTCCATGCGGTCGCAGTGGTCGGATCGAATGTTTACCTGATGGTGCATCGCGGGGAAACCTACCGAATAGAGCGGTTTGATGATGCCCTTCTGACCGATGCGGCGATGACGGATCAGGTTGCCGATGATGAGGATGGAAAGACGGTCTGGTCTGGTCTGGATCATTTGAATGACAGGACCGTTGATGTCGTGGCCGATGGCATTGTTCGGGATCAAGCGACGGTGATCGATGGGGCAATCACCCTGGCCCAGCCCGCCAGATCGGTTCAGATCGGTTTACCCTACACCCATATCATCGAGCCTTTACCAGCCTATCAGCCCTCTGGGACCGGTGTGACGCAAGGCAGCGCCACGCGATTGGTTCGGGCTACCTTCCGGTTGCTGGAAACAGCGGCCCTGACAGTGGATACGGGCCAGGGCTTGCGCCCCTTGCCCTTTAAGACCTTCGGACCTGGTGCGTTGGATTCCCCAATCACACCGTTGACCGGAGATAAGACCGTGCGCGCCCTGGGATGGACCCGGGGAGAGCCGGTGCCTTTGTGGCGGATCGAACAATCTGATCCGCTGCCCTGTACCGTTCTGTCGGTTCTCAATGAGATATCGTCGAACGGATAGAGCATCATGCGGTCGCATGAGCTCAAACATACATAGCATCATGCGGTCGCATGAGCTGAAACATGCAGAGCATCATGCGGTCGCATGAGCTCAAACATACACAGCATCATGCGATCGCATGAGCTGAAACATGCAGAGCATCATGCGGTCGCATGAGCTCAAGCATTTAGAGCATCGTTGTTTTTTCAGCAAATACGTCATCGTAGACAAGTCCGTTTGCGCAGGCGTTGCTCTAATCAACCACCATAGAAGGAGAAGTACAATGGGAGCAGCAGCACCCGTCATCGGTGTCGTTATGTCCGCAATCAGCGTGGCACAGACCCAGGCCCAAATGAGTCAGCAGAAGAAAGCGGTAAAGGCTCAGACGGCTCAAACCGCTTTGGCGCGGCAACAGGACCTTGATCAAAGAACCCTGGAACAGCGTTTGAAAGAAAAACAGTTGGAGCGGGAACGTCGATCCGCTGTGGCCAGCTCCAGGGCGCGATTGGGCTCATCTGGGGTTGGCTCAACAAGCGGTTCGGGCGCCGCTGTGATCAGCGGTTTGAACAAGAACTACAACGAGGCCCTGGCCGACAGCCGCAAGGG